ACGTGCGCGTTGTGGTGAGCGGCTACTCGGCGGGCGACATCAGGGCGAAGGTCGCGGGCTACGACGCGCGGGCGACCTGATGGGGATCGAAGAAGAGGCTCAGGCTCTCGCACGTTCGCGTGGGCCCAACACGCGAGCCGTGGTGGTCGGTGGCGGCTCGCTTGCACTTCGGGTGCAGAAGGATCTGGCGGCTGACGACCCGCAGCCGAGCAACGTCGATTCCGAGATCGAGGCGATCTACGAGAAGGCGGGCGCGGTCGAGCCTCCCTACCCGCCCGATCAGCTGATCGCGGAGTTCGAGAACTCGAACGCGCTTCGGCAGAACGTCGACGCGTACGCGCAGAACATCGAGGGCTTCGGGTGGAGCTTCGAACCGGTCTTCGACCTCGATGCAGAGGACATCGATGCTCAGATCGCTGATGCGATCTTCCTCGACTTGCGTGCGAAGTCGACACGCGAGCTCGTGCCGTTCGATGAAGACTTCGAACCGACGCCCGAGCAGATCGAGGAGATGAAGCAGCGCATCCGAGTCAGGATGCGACGCGAGCGGGCGACGCTCGATCTCTTCTTCTCGTTCTGCTGTTCCGATCGGAGCTTCACACAGCTCCGCAAAGACTCGCGTGTCGACCAAGAGATCCTCGGGCACGCGTGGTGGGAAGTGCTTCGCGACAAGAGCGGATCGATCGCAGCGTTCAGCTACGTTCCGAGCTTCACGATCCGTGGCGTGCGTCCCGAGGGCGATGTGATCGAGCGCCAGATGCCGGTGAAGCTGTCGCCGCTTCGATGGGGACCACGCACCGAGCTTCATCGCGCGATCCGATGGGTTCAGGTCATGCCTGGAACGGGCGACGTGACGTTCTTCAAAGAGTTCGGCGACCCGCGACTGATCAGCAGCACTACGGGCGAGGTCTACCCCGACATCGAGACGATGAACGAGACGGATCCGGAAGCACAGCCGGCGACTGAACTCGTGCAGTTCCGAGTCCACTCGTCGCGCTCGGGCATGTATGGCGTGCCGCGGTGGATCGGCAACCTGAAGTCAGTGCTTGGCTCGCGCAAAGCCGAGACGGTGAACCTGATCTACTTCACCAACAAGGGCGTGCCGCCGCTCGTGCTGCTCGTGAGCGGCGGATCGGTCACGCAAGAGACCGTGACGCGCCTCGAAGACTTCATGCGGAACGAGCTTCAGGGCACCGAGGAGAACTTCCACAAGATCCTGATCATCGAGGCCGAGCCAGCGAGCGAGCCGATGGATCCGCTCAACTCCGGCAAGGTCAGGGTCGAGCTCGTTCCGCTCACGAAGGCGATCAACTCCGACGCGCTCTTCATGAAGTACATCGCGGCTGGTCGCGAGATGATCGGCGAGTCGATGCGCAACCCGAAGATCGTTCGGGGCGCGACCGAGGCTCTGAACCGTGCGACTGCTCAGGCGTCGCTGGAGTTTGCAGAGGCGCAGGTCTACATGCCCGAGCGCCAGGCGTTCGACTGGTGGATCAACCGGTTCATCATGCCCGAGCTCGGCGTGCTGTTCTGGAACTTCCGATCCAACTCACCGGTCTCGACCGATCTCGACGCTGCGAAGGCGGTGGTCGATCTGACGAAGGCGGGTGTGCTGACGCCGGCCGAAGCACGACGGCTCACCGCTCGCGTCTTCAATGTCGATCTGCGCCGGATCAACGCCGAGTGGGTCAACCAGCCGCTTCAGCTCACGCTCGCCGGCCTTCTGATGACCGACGGCGGAGGAGTGAGCACCGGTGAGACCGAGCGGAACGTCGAAGGCATGCTGTCCGGATCGGCGAAGCGGATGCTGACGACGATCCGAGCAGCGCGAAAGAGCGGCGCAGACGTGGTCGAGGAGGTGGCCAAGTTGTTCGAGCTTCGTGCGATGGCGGTCGAGGGCGAGCGCAAGCAAGCGAACCAGGACTTCGCCCACACGCAAGACGTCGACGAAGCACTCGCGGGCGAACCCGAGGTGATCACGCTGAAGTGGCCGGGCTCGATCGATCGCTACTTCACGCCTGCGAAGAAGGAAAGCGAGAACGAGTGATGCGGCCGGCGCAGATGCTTGCGCTGCTAGACGACTTCACGAGCGGCTCGACGCCGCCGCTGCCTCATGGCTCGTTCGTCGATACAGGGTCGAGTCTCGACACCATGACCCCCACGGCGGGATCGATCCCGACGCTGACGGACAGCGGAACGTCGAGCGACACGGCGACGATCGACGCGCTTTCGCTGCTGTCCGACTTCTTCGACGAAGGATCGCAGAACCCATCGTCGCGCGCGTGGGTCGAGGTCGACGACAGCACAACGCCGGCCGGTGACGGTGCGATCCAAAACATCGCGACATCGATCACGCTCGGATCGGGCTTGCTGATGCAGGTCGATGCGGGCGGAGGCACCGGATCGTTCTGGCTGCACAACAATCGGGGCTCGCAGTGGTGGCGCGGCGTCGGAGGCTTGCCGATCTCTGACGCGTTGTGGGCTGTCGAGTGCCTCGTGACAGCTCGCAACGCAGCCGACTCCGGTGACCCGCCCGGAACGAACTATCGCCTCACGGGCTTGATGGCGCACGACATCCACTCGGATGCGAGTGACGATCACGTGGCGCTTTGCTACGGCACCGGCAACGGTGCGTTTCCGCGTGTCTACTGGGCCCACACCGTGAACGGATCGTCGGCCGTGCAGGGCAACACGACGCCCGGCTTCAACGTGAGCGCGACACTCTCGGGTGCGTCTCGCTATCTCCGGATGCTCCGTGATCGGGACAACTCGGATCGGTGGGTGTTGCAGCACAAAGCGAACCTCGGAGACGCGTGGACGACCATCCGCGACGTGCAGCGCGCTGCCGTCTCGACTGCGATGCCGAACGATGTCTACGTCGGACCCGTCGTGTTCAGCGATCAGCCGACGCACGACGTCTCGGGTCGCTTTCGCTTCATCCGTTTCTACACGCCAGTGCCGGGAGACTTTCCATGAGCAAGACGACCGCGTTCGCGACAGCGCTTCTCGACCATCTGCTGAACAACGCCGACATCGCGCTGATCGGCGATGCGACAGGGCTTCGCGGGAGCTCGACCGCGGGCTCGCTCTACTTGTCGTTGCACACGGCAGACCCGGGAGCGGCAGGGGCACAGAACACGAGCGAGGTGAGCTACACCAACTATGCTCGCCTCGCGGTAGCTCGCTCGACCGTGACACGCCAGTGGACGTGCAGCAACGCGCAAGCCGTCAACGCGTTTCTACTCGCGTGGCCGATCATCGGAGCGACACCCGGATCGATCGCGACGTTCGTCGGCATCGGGACTGCGAGCTCGGGCGCGGGTTCGCTGCTTCGCCGCACGTCTGTCTCGTTTCCTGCGTGGGCAACTGGCATCACTCCGCTTCTTCGCCCCGGCGATGCGGTCTACACCGATGCATAACCACGAGTTCATCCAAGCGATCGACCTCGCGCTCGTGCTGAACACGATCGAGATCGAGAAGGACTTGGATCCGCTGAACCGGCGGGACTTCGTCACGCTCGTGCAGCGCTTCGGCGCGCGCCTCCGCGGTCAGGCACGCCCGCACGAGATCGAGGCGGTCGACGCTGCACTCGGTGCGATGGATGTCGACTGGCCCAACCTGACGAACCGACAGCGCGATGCCGCCGTGAAGGCGGCCAACACCGCGATCGCGGGGCTAAGCCGCGTCGTGCCTCCGCTCGTGGAGGGTACGGTCATCAGCGAGTCGACGCGCTTCGTCGCAGGCGTGAAGCGATCGATCGTCCGCACGCACAAGCTGAAGATCGGGACCAGCTTCACCGCGAAAGATCGAGAGACTGCTCGACGCGTCGCACGGAACCAGGGGAACTTTGTCACCGACTTCTATGGGAACCGAGCACGAGCGGTCGAAGGCTCGGCTCGATCGGTCGTGGCGCATGGGCTCGAACACGGGCTCGGTGTCGACGAGATCGCGGGGCGTCTCGAAAAAACCGTGAAGGCGGAAGTGCTCGGGCGGAGCCCGAGCTACTGGAACGTCGTCGCGAACTCGTTCATGAATCGAGCGCGCACCGACACGAACCTGAAGGGCTTCCGCGAAGCCGGTATCGAGCGCTGGATGTTCGAGGCCGTCATGGACGAACAGACGACCGATCAGTGCCGCATGTTGCACGAGAAGACGTTTAGCACCGGCGCCGCGATCGACCGGATCCGCGCGACCGATGAAGCAGCCGATCCGGTGCGAGAGCTGAAGAAGTTCGAGCCGTGGCTTCAGAACGGGAAGGACGACGAGGGTCGCGCCATCCTCTACACACGCGACCCCGACACGAAGGAGCGGACCGTCATCGCACGCGTGCTAGAATCGGGTCGAGGCGAGTCCGACCGTGTCGGACGCTACGAACAGCTGGTGAACGATCAGACGATGGAAAAGATGGGCATCCCGTGGCCACCGCTCCACGGACGCTGTCGATCGACGATCGTGCCGGCAGATTGAAAACCAGATGTCACGTCAACACCAGACACCCAGCCGACAAGAAGTGCTTCGCAGCTTGGTCGAAGACAAGGCGCACATCCGTGTGCTGAACATGATCACGACGAGCGTCGAGACCTCGTTCATCTTGTGCCCGTGCCGGATGACGCACCGCGAGATCAAGCGTCGCTTCGAACTCGCGTGGGACATCTTCAAGTCGCTGCGAGCAGAGTGTCGTTTCCCGCTTGCGAGGATCGAAGACGCGTTGCCGCACTACCTGAGAATGGCGATCGAGGGCGTCGAGTGGCATCCGTTGAAGCGTCGAACCTGGGTGCCCGGAGATCCGGTCGCGCTCGGGCACTTCGGCATGAAGTAGTGCGGACGCACCGGTAGCGCTTCGTTTTCGCGTTGAGCTTGTGGACGAAGCCGAAGGGCTGGCATTCTTTTCGGGATGGCTACCGACGGCGCGCTCATGCTCGAACGGCTCAGCAACGCGATTGCGACTGCCGTGAACCCAACCGTGAAGGCGATGACGAAGGACGAGTTCACCACCTACGCGAACGAACAGATCATCGCGTGCGTGAAGGACACGCCCGAAGTCGCCAAAGCACGACTCACCGCGCTCGAATCGGCGCTCGTGGAAGCGAAGAAGTTCACGTCGGAAAGCTCGGTCAGGATCCCGATCTTCGATCCGGCGCAGCACACCGCCGAGCACAGCGAGACGATGTTCGATCCGGTGAAGTCGAACG